ATAGCTCACAGTCCTAAATTTGCTAAAAAAGCGGGTGTTCCGCAAGCAGTTGGTAAAGAGTTTGCCGCTGCCGACAAAGGTAAGAAATTTAACGAGGGCGGTAAAATGGCAGCTAAAGTTGATCTAAAGAAATTATTTAAAGGCAAAGAATCAGTTAAAGAAGAGCTTAAAGAAGCTAAGGCTATTAAGTCTGGTAAGATCACTCCTATGCAATATGCTAAAGGTGAAAAATCTGAGCCAATGAAAAAGATGAAAGCTGGTGGTAAATGTTATAGAGCTGGTGGTTTTGTAAAAGCTGCTGATGGTGTTGCAACTAAAGGTAAAACTAAAGGGAAATTCGTCTAATGGCTACTAAAAAGAAAGAAGGTAAAGACGATAATAAAGTAAAACGCCAACAAGCTGCTGACGCTATTAGACGAGCTGATATTGAAAGTGAAATGCTTTCTAAAAGAGATGACCGTCCTATGGTTGTAGCAAGACCCGTAATGCCTATGGTAAAACCTGCTGTAGCATCAAACCCAGCAATGGATGAAATGCGTAACGCTGACTTACAAAGACCAATGGCAAATAAACTTACACCGGGTATGAAAAAAGGCGGAATGGTTAAGTCTTCATCTGCTTCTTCTCGTGGTGATGGTATTGCTCAACGTGGTAAAACAAAAGGTAGGTTCGTATAATGGCTACTATGAATAGAAGACCTATGCGGGGAGGTAGACCAAACCCTGCTCAAAGACCAGCTCCTCCTCCTATGGTAAATCGTTCTCCCGGAGGCCCTTCTGGCGGTATGTCAGGTGTGGGTAGGGATATTAATATGCCAGACCCTGCTCAAATGCAAAGACCAGCTCCTGCTCAACCACAACCTATGCAGACAATGAGGCCACCACCTGCGCCTATGCAAGCACCACCACCTATGCCCGCTAATGGTGGATTCATACCCGGAGCTATGGGCGGTCCTTCTAAGTTAAATAGTTCTCCCGGAGGCCCTTCTGGCGGTATGTCAGCTATGGGCGGTCCCGATGGTGGCGGAGCTATGTTAAATCGTTCTCCGAGCGCAATACCATATGCTAAAGGTGGTAAAGTCTCTGCTAAAACCCCTGTTAAAGCTAAAGCTAAATCAACCTGTATGAAAACTGGTGGTATGGTTAAATCTTCTGCTTCTTCTCGTGGTGACGGTATTGCTCAACGTGGTAAAACTCGTGGTAAGTACTGCTAATGAGAGCTTCACGGGGCATGGGCGACATTAACCCTAGTAAGATGCCTAAAGGTAAGAAGATTATCCGTAAGGACGATCCTAATGCTGTAGAGATGTATAAGAAAGGGGGAGTAGCTAAAAGCTTTCCTCCTCTTACTAAAAACAAACGGGCTAAGAAATGACAACAACGGGTACAGCTTTATTCAATATGGACCTTTCTGAGGTTTTAGAAGAGGCATTTGAAAGATGTGGTTCAGAATTAAGATCGGGCTACGATTTTAAAACTGCCCGTAGATCACTAAATCTTTTATTGATAGAATGGGCGTCAAAGGGTATAAATTTATGGACAGTTGAAGAAGGTTCAATCCCTATGGTCACAGGGCAAGCCGTATATACTCTACCCATAGATACTATTGACTTATTAGACCATGTAATACGTACAGGGTCAGGTCAAAACCAATCCGATATAACTATATCAAGAATTTCAGGTTCTACTTACTCGACAATCCCTAATAAGAATGCGCTAGGTAAACCTATCCAAGTGTGGATAAATAGACAATCAGGAGCAACAACTCCTACAGGTGTAGCTAATCCAACAATTAATGTGTGGCCTACACCACAATCTCCGGGTTCACAGTATACTTTTATATACTGGAGATTAAGAAGAATGCAAGACGCTGGCGATGCTGTTAATACCCAAGATATACCTTTTAGATTTTTACCTGCACTTATTGCAGGGTTGGCATATTACTTATCTATGAAACTGCCGGGTGTTGATATGCAAAGGGCACAGGCGTTAAAGATGGTTTATGATGAGCAGTTTGATTTGGCTGCGCAGGAAGACCGTGAGAAAGCCCCATTAAGAGTAGTTCCTAGGATGTCACTTAGCCGATGACCAGAGAAGAACAATTAAAGTATTATAGAGATTATAATGCAACTAAACGTCCTAATAGTAGTGAGTACCATAAAGAAAATTATGCTACTAATAAGGATAAAATATTAGCTCAAAAGAAGCAGTATAATATAGATAATGCTGAAAAAGTTAAAGCTCAAAAAAGAGCAAACTATTTAAAAAATGTAGTTAAACATTTAGCTACAAAAAAAGAATACAGGGAAAATAACAAAGGTAAAGTAAACGCATTATCAAAAATGCGAAAAGTAAATAAAATTAATCGCACTCCAAAATGGACTTCAGAATTAGATGTATGGATGATAAAAGAGATATATGATTTAGCTACACTACGTACAAAACTAACAGGTGTAAAATGGCATGTAGATCCTATAATCCCTTTGCAAGGTGAATTTGTTAGTGGGTTACACACTCCTTTTAATATGCAAGTTATTCCCGCTATAAAAAATATAAAAAAGGGAAACAAATATGAGTTCTAAGTATGCACTTGGTAAGATAGCATTAGGAACCTGCGATGTTTGTGGAATGGAATATCTACTTAAAACATTGCGCCCTTTAACTATAAAGACTAAGATTACAAACATTCTTGCTTGTGCTACTTGTTGGTCCCCAGATCAACCTCAGTTACAGATAGGTATGTACCCTATCAGCGATCCACAGGCTTTACGCAATCCACGTAGAGACACAAGTTATGACGTATCGGGTTTAGATATTAATAACTACGGCGCTGGCGGTTCAAGAATTTTCCAGTGGGGCTGGGCGCCAGTAGGCGGAGCCTCATTATTTGACGAAGTTTTAACACCTAATGCTTTAATTGCAGTAGGGCAAGTTAGTTCAGTAACTACAACATAGAGAATGATATGACTATTTTATCTGATAAGTACCCACAAATTAAACCAGCACCTGCAGCTAATACTTCAGGTTATCCTCAAAAGGACATTAAAACTACTGGTGTAAAAACTCGTGGTAATGGCGCTGCTGTAAAAGGAACCATCGCCCGTGGTCCTTTAGCTTAATATGAATCTTACACAGCTCACTCAAGCAATTCAAGATTATTCTGAAAATACTGAGCAGTTATTTGTCTCTAATATACCGCTATTTCTGAGCCAAGCAGAGCTTCGTATATATAACTCTGTACAGATTCCAGTACTTAGAAAGAACGTAACAGGTAATGTAACTACTAGTAATCCTTATCTGTCTTGTCCTAATGACTTTATGGCTGTGTATTCTGTTGCTACCATTAGTCCATCGGGTGCTTATAATTTCCTTATTGATAAGGATGTAAGTTTTGTTCGTGAGGCGTATCCTAATCCAAGTGTTACAGGCCTACCTAAGTACTACGCTATATTTGGTACCCAGTTAACTTATCCCACTGAGCTATCTCTTATCTTAACACCAACGCCCGATAACAACTACGGTGTAGAATTGCATTACTACTATATGCCTGAGTCTATAACTGTGGCTGCGTCAGGTACTACTTGGTTAAGTGATAACTACGATCCTGTATTGTTCTACGGCGCTATGCGTGAAGCTATGATCTTTATGAAAGGTGAAGCAGATATGGTTGGCTACTATGAGCAAAAGTATCAAGAAGCACTGCTTCAACTGAAACGCCTAGGTGACGGGCTCGAAAGGGGTGACTCGTACAGAAACAACCAAACTAAAATACCTTATAGCAGCTTATGATAGTTCAAGGACAATGCACAGTATTTAAATTAAACTTACTTAGTGGCTTAGAGAACTTTGCTACAGGTACACCCTATGTATATAAGATAGCTTTATATACAGCTAACGCAGACCTCAATGCGGCAACTTTAGTTTATACAACTTTAAATGAAGTAGTTGGGACAGGATATGTCGCAGGGGGTAATGTACTAACTCCTATAGTGCCTGCTAGTTTAAACTCAACAGCTTACGTATCCTTTGATAACGTCTCATGGTTAACATCTAGTTTTCTATGCCGTGGAGCTTTGATATATAATGATACAACTAATGCTGCTGTAGCTGTTTTAGACTTCGGTTCAGATAAAACTGCATCAGGTACATTTACTGTAACCTTCCCACCATCTACAGCAACAACGGCTGTTATACGAATATCTTAAGGAATTAAAATGGATAAAGAATTAGTACAATCTGGAGACACTTGCTCAGCTACTGTTGGTCGTGGTACAGCCCATAAAGAAGGTATGGAAATGCATGGTAGTTACCATGTTGTTTGTCACGGTGCTGACGGTGTTCTTAAATGGGAAGACAACATTGAGAACTTAGTAACCACCGTTGGTAAGAACTTAACCATTACAGGCGCTCTAACTAACGCCGCGCAAGGTGTAGCATACATGGGTCTTAAAGGTGTAGGCGCTGCTGATGTAAGTGATACACAAGCGTCTCACGGCGCATGGTTAGAAGTTGGTACAGCTAATGCTCCTACTTACACAGGCCCTCGTAAGACTCCAACTTGGGGAACTGCGTCTGCTGGTACTATTGGACCTACAGCAGTTCAGGTATTTGCTATGACAGGTGCAGGCACAGTTGCTGGTTGTTTTATAAATGTTGGTGGTACTTCTGCTATTGATAATACTACAGGTACTCTATTCTCTGCAGGTGACTTTCCAGCAGGTGTTAAGACTGTATCGTCAGGCGATACACTCAGTGTCAGTTACTCGGCGACAGCATCTTAATAAATAAAGATGGTGACACGCTAATACAACTTTGATATACTACACCTTTATTAACTTAGAGGTGTAAGATGAATAACAAGTTATTAGGTAGATGGCGGGCTATACATAATAGATGTTATAATGCAAATGTAAAATCTTATAAAGACTATGGTGCAAAAGGTATAATAGTTTGCGAAAGATGGCATGGTAAAACTGGATTTAATAATTTTATTATTGATATGGGGCCTAAAAATTTAGGTGATACCATAGATAGAATTAACTCAAAAGGGAATTATGAGCCTTCTAATTGCAGATGGGCTACCAAACTTGAACAAGCTAATAATAAAAGTAATAATACTTTTATAACTGCTAATGGTGAAACAAAAACATTGGCACAATGGGCAGCTATTTTAGGGTGTTCACCATCGGCCATTACGTATAGACTTAAAAAAGGTATGCATCCCGATTTGGCAGTTAGTATGGATATACCAAAAAGACCTAATTCTAAATTATCGGATGAAGATGTTATTTTTATTAGAAGTACATACCCAGCAATGACATTTCAAGCTATTGCTGATAAACTATCAGTCAGTAAAAAAACAATATTAAATGTTGTTCATAATAGAATTTTTACTGATATTAAAATAGATTCAAACTAAGGACTTTATATGTCACTCGTACTTAATGATCGTGTTCGTGAAACCACCACTATTGTTGGTACGGGTAATGCAACTTTATTAGGCGCAGCCGCTGGCTATCAGTCGTTCTCTGTAATTGGTAATGCTAACACTTGTTACTACACTATCTCAGATCAAGCTGGGGTTAACTGGGAAGTTGGTATTGGTACTTATGTCTCTGCTACTCCTGCACTAGCTCGTACCACTGTTTTAAAGTCATCTAATGCTGGTGCATTGGTTAGTTTTCCAGCTGGCACTAAAGACGTATTTGTAACATACCCTTCTGACACATCAGTATCCGGTGGAGGTGGTGGCACATACCCCACAGTTCAACCAACCCTCAACCTAGACTTTGCCAACAGCAAAACCGTAGACCCTCGCATTACGTTCGTGCGTAACAGCACAGCGACTTATTATGACGGTCAGACGACTGCGATGGCTGAGCAGAATTTGTTGTTGCAGAGTAATTTTGTCGCAAGTTGGGTTGCATTCAATTCAACACTAACTAGCAACATTGCGGTTGCTCCAGATGGTACTACAACAGCGGCAACATTAATTCCAACTACAGCTACCGGAGCTCATGGGATTGTACAGTCGGCAGGTGTTATCGGCAATCAATATACATATTCAGTTTATGGTAAATCAAATGGATATACCAATTTACAGTTATATGCGGACTCATCTGGTAATTTTAATGCTACTTTTGATTTAACCGCTGGCACTGCTGCAAGTACGGGCGGTGCAACAGTCTCTATAGTTTCTGTAGGGAGTGGATGGTACAGATGTATAGCTACTTTTACACAAGCATCGAGCACACGATTAAATGTGCAAGGCTTTCCAACTGGAGCGACTGCTAGTAATTTTAGCAATACGTTTACAGGTGATGGAATATCTGGCATCTACATCTGGGGCGCACAGCTAGAACAACGCTCCACAGCCACAGCATACACACCCACAACTACAGCCGCAATTACCAACTACATACCAGTATTAATGACTGCTGCTGCTGGTGTACCACGCTTGGACTATAACCCGATAACAGGGGTGGCATTGGGGTTACTGATTGAGGAAAGTAGGGTTAATTTACTGACTTATAGTCAATCATTTATTTCTCATACTGTTGTGTTATCTGCTGTTTCTGGCACTTTTGTTAATGGTGAAACAGTAACTGCTTCTGGTGGAGGGACGGGTAAATACCTATTAGATAAATCAACAGCTACACTTGCTGCTATTTATAATGGTACAGGAACTTTTACTGGAACATTAACAGGAAGCACTAGCGGAGCTACAGCTACGTGTGGAACAGTTACGTTAATTTGGACATTAACTAATAGCACAGTAACAGCGGCAGCGACTATTGCACCAGATGGTACGCAGACTGCATTTAACTTGGTAAGCAACACAGCAACAGGATTACAAGCGATTGCTCAAACAGCTACTAAAGCTGCATCAGCTTTAGTTTATACATCAACGGTTCACTTTAAAGCTAATCAATATACATATTCATGGTTACAAATATCTGATGGTGCTGGTAATGGTGCTATAGTTTATTTCAACTTAACCACTGGTGCTATTTCTACCGCTGTTGCTGGTATTGGAACTGCGTTTACTGCTTTGTCTGCAACTACACCTACATCAGTTGGTAACGGTTGGTATAGATGCAATATCACAGGTACAAGTAACACAGCTATAAGTTTGGTAACTCAGTTTGGTAGTTCAACAAATGGTACGAGTAACTCGGTTATTGGTAATGGTTATAGCGGTGTATTTATTTGGGGAGCGCAAGCAGAATGACGAATTCTACCATGTTCTCTAGTATGGCAACCTCTGCAAAGAGTAATCAAATTGTCAATAGCATTATTCCTGAGTTCTCTTTCAGTAGTAGTGCCTTTGCCGTCAATATGGTGGACATGCAGGTCGTCTTTAGTTTGGCAATGCTGACATGTGTAATTGTCTCTTTCAAGGGCTGTTTTTCTATTGCCTCCAAAATTGTAATTGTCCCTAGCTTTATCAGAATATTTATTAACTTTGCTTTTATTGGAAGCAAGCCACACATATATCTTCTTAACTTCTGCTTGTTTTTGGCAACTTGGGCATCTATGTTGTGGCCCAGCTTTATAAACAAAATCATCGGCACATTCAGGACACATAAGAACGGTGCCAATAACTATCGCACCAGCTTTTTTCCTCATCTCTTTAAGTGTGGTTATATTTTGTTGTTGCCTATAGGTAGGTTTACAGGACTCACAAACTTTTTGGGATGTTCCACTTGGTTTGTAATCACAATGACAAACATTGCATTGTTTAACTTTATATCCAGATTTAGTTTCACCATGAGCAGAAAGGGCGCAAGGCTTGCATCGCTTAGTATTTGGAGAAAGTTTAGTAAACTCAATATTGCAATCGGGGCAGTTAATGATTCCGTATGTTTTCATAATAATCTCAATAAGAAGCTAAAGTTTTCTTATTATAACATAGGTAATGAATATGGCTAGCTTTGCAACATCGTACATACCCACAGTTGCCACCACGATGACTCGTGCTGCTGATCAAGCCTCAATGACGGGGACTAACTTTAGTTCTTGGTATAATCAGAGTCAGGGAACAATGTATGCTGAGTATGACACTTTTGCAATTTCAACAGGGTGGATATTTACTATTTCTGAAGGGAGTGGCTCAACAAACTATGCATCTTTATTAAAAGGGGCTTCAGGTTTGGTTAATAGGTTTGTAACAGTATCAGCAAGTGTTAACCAAGCAAGTATGGACATAGGTTCTGTAGCTAGAAACACTTCATATAAGTTAACTGGCTCATATATCACTAACAATAATAATTTTTGTGTTAATGGCGGAGCAGTATCAAACGACTCAACAGTTACAATACCAACAAATATTAATAATGCGTATTTTGGAACATATTTTACTCAAAGTATGAACGGTCACATCCGCAAACTCTCCTATTACCCCAAAGCACTCACCTTAACCGAATTGGTCGCTCTTACAAGCTAAGGAAATATTATGAATATATATAAAGTATCTCAAGACTGGACTGGTAGTCATGACATCTACGGTGAAGCATGGGTTTGTGTAGCTGAAGATGAAGAATCAGCAAAGTTCAGTAAATTAGATCATTGGGAAGATATAGAAGTCTATTCAAATCCCGATGACGAGAACAGTGAAATAGTACCCTTCACCGACTTCAAAGTAGAATTTATATCAACGTATGATGGCCCAATAAAAGAACCACACATTATCTTAGTGAGTTATCCGGAATGAAAAGACTAATACTTACAAGTCCAACAGGGCTAACAGTTGACCAACTGACACCTGAGCAACAGGCTGGTATTAGCTCTGTATTTGCTCAGTACATTATGCCAATGCCGGGTACAATCAGTTATGGTACGGAAACTTATACAATCACTACGCCTGACCCTGAGTCTACAACAGATGCACCATTACCCGACATTATCACAGTGTACACAGGGTTATCAATCCTAGACGCAACAACAACAGACAATTTTACTGTTGAAGCAATTACAGCACTGGGCTTGCCGTTTACCGTTATGGGTATGTGGCAATGGGAGGGCAATAGTGATAGTCCATTAGTTGAGCTACAAGCACTAGACCCTAGCTTTATTAACTATCTACCGGACACAACAGACGCAGAGGGTAATCCTGTGCCGCCTGTCCTACATATACCGAATAACTGGGCTGGTTGGCCGGAGGTGATTTTATGAGTACACTAATTGGTACAGCACCCGATCAAGTGCCTATTAATGGTATGCTGGGGGATATGGCGTTTCAAAACAAAGTAGCGGTCACTATTGGTACGCTTACATCAACAGGTACAACAGCAACTGATTTACCAACGTACAGTGCTGAGTTTATAACTACAGCAACTTGGACTTCAACAGGGTGGACAGGTGACAACACAACTGGTTGGGTAAATGGAGCTAGTAACGTATCGCCTTTATCTTACCCAACAGCCGCAGTAGCAGCTACAAAGTATCAAATTACTTATACTGTAGTGAGAAGTGCTGGCTCGTTCACACTTGCTTTTGGTGGAGAATCACTTGCTGGTATTACTGCAACAGGTGCATTTGGGCCAACTGCTACAACAACGGGTAATCTGGTCATAACACCTACTGCTACCTTTGTCGGCACAATTATTGTATCTATCAAATCACTAACTGCTGTATCTACTCCGGCTATATCACTAAAAGATTCAACCAACACCGTACGCTTTGAAGCCAGAATAAACACAGCAACTGGCAATACATTTCTGGGTTTAAATTCAGGTAGGTATAACACCACAGGCAACTACAACACAGCTAGTGGGTTTAACGCACTCGTTAGCAACACAACAGGCAACTACAACACAGCTAGTGGGCAGAGCGCACTCCAGAACAACACCACAGGCAACTACAACACAGCTAGTGGGTTTAACGCACTCGTTAGCAACACAACGGGTTTCAACAATTCGGCTGTAGGTACGAATGCTGGACGCTTTATTGCTGACGGAGCAACAGCG